CTTAGACGAGCAAAGATTTCTTGATTTGAAGAATTGCAATGTTGCAAATGCAGAAATGCAATCTGGCAAAACCAGAAATGGAATGTTGCAAAAGCAGAAACCTATACCAGTTGCTACAAACACAGTTACTACAAACACAGATACTAAAACCATATATAAAGATGCTATTCGCATCTATGACAAATTTTGTTTGAAGAAATTTGATTCACCAGCAAAGATTGATGGTGTTCAAGGTAAAGCAATGAAGTCTGTTTTAAGCTATCTGAAGAAACTATGCAGTCAAAAAGGTAACAACACACCAGAAGATGTTTTGAATGCCTTAGAATTCATATTTCACAGATGGGATTCACTTGAACCATTTCTTCAAAAGCAAGTCAAACTAAGTCAAATAAATAGTAATTTAGTAAACATCATAAATCAACTAAAAAATGGAAGCGAACAAACACAATCAAGTTCCAGCATTGCAGAAGACATCCTTGCAAAGTACAAATGAACTTGTCAAGTCTGAATCATTCCAGTTGACATCACCTTTGAATGACAATTTCTTGTTCAAAAAACAAGTGATGAAAATGAAGATGACAGATTTGCCACAATTGGTTCTGGAAAAGAAACCAACAAGCATCAAGAAGATGTCAATGGAAGATGAACAAATGACATTGGATGTGATGATGTTGATGTTCTTAGAATTCCAGTCATTCTTCAATGTAAATCACAAGATGGACAAAGGTCAATTGATGGAAACATCATTCATGGTTCTTGAATCATTCAGACACTTCAGTCTTTATGACATCGGAATGGCTTTGAAGAATGCAAAGTCTGGTGAATATGGGAAATTTTATGAAAGAATAGATGGTTCAATGATTCTTGATTTCTTTCTGAAGTATGACCATGAAAGAACCAGTTTGATTCTGGTAAAAAGGAAAGAACAAGACAAGCAGAATGGAATGGATTCAAAGAATCTTGGTGACAGAACTTCATGTGTTTCACTTAAAGAATTCCTTTCTTGAAACAACCAGAACACAAACTTCAGAAAGCAGTCATCAAGTATTTGAAACTGCAATATCCAGATGTCTTCTTCAATGGTTCACTTGGTGGTCAATATCAGAAGTATCATTCACAAAGAAAGAAGAAGACTGAATCTGGTTATCAAAAAGGTTTTCCAGACTTGTTCATCTATGAAGCAAGAAATGAATATCATGGTCTTGCAATAGAACTGAAAGTCAAAGGAAACTATCCAACTGAAGTTCAAAAAAGAGTTCTGGCAATACTAAACAACAAAGGTTTCAAGGCTATTGTATGCACTGGAATTGATGAAGCAATGGAACAAATTGACCAATACATGAAAACATGAAACAGATGCATCCAATTGAGTATGTGTACCAAGATTATCAATATTTTCTTGGTTTTGTTATCAAGCAAACAAGGGACAAGACACTTGCAGAAGACTTGATTCAAGATACATTCCTTCAGTTGTTGACTATGAACCAGCACAAACTTCTTATCATCATTGATTCTGGAAAAATCAAAACCTATGTTTGCAAAATCATGATGGTGAAATACTTTTCAAAGAAGTCACAGTTCAACAAGAAGCTGGTTCAATACAACAAGAAGAAAATCAATTGTGATGCATCATTTCTTGAACATCTGGTGAACAAGGTTGGTGAAGTTGATGATGATTCTGATGCATGGTTCAATGAAATGAATGACAAGGTTGACAAGTGTCTTGAAATCTTTGATGAATATGATAGGAAGGTTTTCAATTTATACTATGAACTTGGACTATCATTTCCAAAGCTTGAAAAGGAAATTGGAATTTCACAAAGGTCACTAAGGTTGACCATCACAAAGGTCAGAAACAACATCAAAGAAATGATTGCATGAAAGCAACTAAGGAAATAGCAAAGAAAAGAATTGGAATCTGTGAAGCTTGTGAACACTTCAAGCCAAAATCAAGGACATGTGGAACACCAATAATTGGTGACAAGGTTGGTGATAAAAAAACATGTGGTTGTTTCATGGATGTCAAGACAAAAATTTCTTTTGCATCATGTCCATTTTCTTTTTGGGATGGGTGTCAAGTGACTGAATTTGACTATCTTAGTATGAAGAAATTGATGCATGAAGTCAACCATCAAATCAATGGTCAACAGAAAGAAGTGTTGTTTGAATTAACAAACAAATACTTTGGCACAAATAACAAGACAAGCAATTGTGTTCCATGTCTGAAAAGTGCTTTGGCACAAGTGGAACAAATTATCAAGGAATATGAACAAGACTAAAATCAACTAAACATGTCCAAACTTATTCTTCCAGTCGGTGTTGAAACCATATCAACAAGGGTTGATGGTTCAATCAAATTGGTTCTATCAACACATGAACTTGGAACTGAACAAGCAGTGAAATTGTTCAACCTAAGAAGGAAAGAAGCATTGATGTATCTTTCATCTGACAACATATCAGAAAAAGAACTGGATGCATTAGATGGCTTCAAAATAGATGCACACAATCTTGATGGAAAAACACCATCACAAAGACTTCGTGCAGTTCTGTTTGTCTATTGGAAGCAACACCATTCAGACATATCAGAATTTGACATCTTCTATCTTAGACAAATGAATTCTTTCATTGATAGAATCAAAGAAAAATTGGAATAGAAATGATTGAAGGGTGGTGGTTTAGTAGTGTTTTCCATCACACCTTCTTTCATGAATTAAACAATATGCAGAAGCACACAAAAATATACTTGAACCATTTCAATCTGGACATCACTGATTGGATTCCTTGTGAAGTTTGTGGAAAACAAGCAACAGAAATTCATCATATAGATTGTAAAGGAATGGGAGGTTCAAAGACAAAGGACTTCATTGAAAACCTTCAAGCAGTTTGCAGAGGGTGTCACATCAAATTTGGTGACAAGAAACATTGGTTGGAATACTTGAAAGAAATACACACACAAAAACTGAAAGCACATGAAGAATGATTCATCTGGACAGATACAAAAAGAACACTATTCAGAAATGAAGATTGAACCAGTGGACTTCATCATTTCAAACACAATTGATTTCTGTGAAGGGAATGTCATCAAGTATGTTTCCAGACACAAGAAGAAGAATGGTGCTGAAGACATCAAGAAAGCAATTCACTATCTTCAAATCATCTTAAAAAGCACATACAATGAATAAAGAGAAAACACCAGAAGAAGAAGAAAAGAACAAAGAAACTGCAAAGTCAACATGGGACAACTGGGTCAATGAACTTGAAGACAAAGAACAACCAACATGCAACATTGACAATCCAGAAGATTGTGAAGAATGTGGTTCATAAATTAATCAACTAAACAAAATCAAGATGGGAAAAATTAAGACACTCAATCAAGACAAGCAACAAGAAGCACAAGAACACCAATTTCCAAAGATGGAAGATGGACAGACAGACATATTTCAGATGCTTGAAGACATGTTCAAAGGACAAACAGAAGTGATTGAATACTTGAAAGGAATGATGAAAGGATATGCACTTCAAAAGTGTGTTGAAACTGGTGACAACCTTATCAAGATAATTCAAGAAGGAAAACAACAGATTGCAATGGTTGACTTTATTCCACAAGACCTTGCACCACAAATCAACAAGTCAAAGTGACAAGTAGTGACACAACTAAAAAAAAGAGATATGAAAACACCATACTTAGATAATAGAATTAGTGCGTTGAAAGACCACATTGAACATATGCAATTAGTTACTTGTTTAGGAATGAGTGAAATGAGAAAAAGGTTAACTGAATACGAAGCTATTAAAGACGCTTTAATCAATCAAAACCAAAGAGTGATAGAAGAATTGGAGAGTCAATCAAAAGAATTAGGAGATGATATCGTGTTTGCTATTCCAAAAGCTATACTAACAAACAGAGTCAAAGAACTAAAACAAGACTAAGATGGCTTTTGAAAAAGGAAACACACATTCTGGAAGTCGAAAAGGGATTCCAAACAAAGCAACCAAAGAAATAAGGGATGCATTTGAAATGCTTCTTCATGATAATCTTGACAACATGAAAGTCTGGTTGTCTGATGTAGCACAAGAAGACCCAGAAAGAGCATTGAACATCATTGTGAAGATGGCTGAATTCATAGTGCCAAAATTACAAAGGACTGAATTGAAAGCAGAAGTGACAGACAAGACAGTTGTCATCAACTTGATTCCAAAAAGAATTGAATCCGAAAATTGAAATAGAACTATTTCCAAAGCAATTTGAATGTTTCAAATTTCTTGAAGATGACATCACAACAGAAGTCTTGTTTGGTGGTGGTGCTGGTGGGTCTAAAACATTCACTGGTTGCCTTTGGCAAATCACAAGAAGGTTGAAGTACGCTGGAACAAGAAGTGTCATTGGAAGGTCTAAATTGAAGAATCTAAAATCAACAACACTGAACACATTCTTTGAAGTTGCAACAGACTTTTGTGGACTGATTCCAAATGTTGACTTCACATACAATGCACAAGATTCAATCATCACCTTTGAAAATGGTTCTGTGATATATTTGAAAGACTTGTTTCTTTATCCATCAGACCCAGAATTCACATCACTTGGTGGTCTTGAAATCACAGATGCTTTCATTGATGAATGTGCTGAAGTAAGTCAGAAAGCAATCAACATTCTGAATTCAAGAATCAGATACAAGCTTGACAAGTATGACTTGATTCCAAAGACATTGATGACATGCAATCCAACAAAGTCATGGTTGTATTCTGAATTTTATAAACCAGCCAAAGAACAAAGACTTCCAGAGTACAGACAATTCATTCAGTCACTTGTGACAGACAATTCAGCAATTTCAAAACACTACATCAAGCAACTTGAAAAGCTGGACAAGGTATCCAAACAAAGACTTCTATTTGGTGACTGGGAATATAATGAAGATGATGCATTGCTTTTTGAATTCGATGCCTTACATGACATGTTTTCAAACACACTTGATTCTGGACTTCCTTACATCAGTTGTGATGTTGCCAGATTTGGAAGTGACAAAACTGTCATTGTGGTCTGGGATGGTTTGACCATCATCAAGATTGTAGAAATGAAGATGTCATCTGTGACTGAAACTGCAAACAAAATCATTGCACTTTCAATTGAACACAAGGTGCAAAGGTCACACATCATCATTGATGAAGATGGTGTTGGTGGTGGTGTGAAAGATATTGTCAATTCATCCAAAGGATTCTTGAATGGAAGTAAGGCATTGAAAGGTGACAACTTCCAGAACTTGAAGACACAATGCTATTTCAAATTAGCTGAATACATCAATGCTGGAAAGATTGCAATCAAGGATGGAAGACACAAACAAACCATCATTGAAGAACTGGAAATTGTGAAGCGTGACAAGATTGACAAGGATAGTCAGAAGCTTTCAATCATACCAAAAGAAACAATCAAATCACTTCTTGGAAGGTCACCAGATTACAGTGATGCAATCATGATGCGTATGTGGTATGAATGCAAAGGAAACTACGGTGTGTATGCTTTTTAATTAGAAACAACCTTTAAACTATTACAATGAAGAAGACTTTTGAAATATCAATACCAACTGAATGGTGTGATGTAAGCATTGCAAAATTCACTAAGTACATGAAAGCAATCAAAGATGTTGAAGACCCACAAGAATTGATGACAAGTACCATCAGTGAATTGTGTGACTTACATCCAGATGTTGTGAAGGTGATGAAGTTGTCTGACATTAAGCAAATATACAATTCACTGCAAAAGCTAATTAGCAAACAAGTCAACCAAGAAATCATCACTAAAATCAAGATAGGTGCAATCACCTATGGATGGCATTCAAAATTAGATGATTTGACAATGGGTGAATTTGCAGACATTGAAACATTTGCCAATGAAGATGATTCACTTGCAAAGATGATGTCAGTACTATACAGACCAATTACAAAGGAACAAGGAAACAGATATGACATTGAACCATATGATTCAAATGTTCATCATGATAATTGGCACAAGTTCAAGAAGCTTTCAATTGATGCTGGAAATCCAGTTGCAGTTTTTTTTTGGACTTTAGGAATTCAACAATTGAACAATTTCCATCAGTCTTCAAAAGGAAAGGAAGAAAAAGTGTGACATCATCATATGGTTGGTTTGCAACAATTGATGGACTTGCAAATGGTGACATCTTGAAGTTTGATGCAATCACAAAACTATCATTGCTGACATGCTTGACAAAGATGTCATTGGAAGCAGACAAGTCAATTGAAAGAGAAAAGGAACACAGAAAAAACAAAAGGAAATGATAACATACAAATCACTGATTCAATACTTTGACAAGGTATGTTCAGAACATTCACAAATCAATTCATTCACTTATGGTGAAATGAACTTCATGGATGATGATAAGTTCAATCAATATCCAGCAGTCCACTTGTCACCATCAGTCACTTCAATAGATGACCAAGTGGTTGTGTATGGGTGTGACATCATTGTCTTTGACAGATATGATACTGATGAAGACAAGATGGTCAATGAAATGAATTGTCTTTCTGATGCGCTTCTTCTTCTTCAAGACTTATGTGCTGAATTTTCAAATGGTAAATATTTCATTCATGAAGACACCAACATCAGACTTCAGATTCCAGTGAATGCAACACCATTCATTGACACCAAACCAGACAATGTTTCTGGATGGTCAACATCATTTGAAGTTGAAACACCAAATGAAATTGATAGATGCAATATTCCATATTACAAAAGTGACATTCTTCATGCAGAAGAATACACATTGCCAGTGACATTCACTGAAGACTTTGCATGGTGGTCAATGGACAAGATACATTCACAAGCTTCATTTGATGGTGCTGGTGAACTTACAAGTTTGATTCCATTACTTGACACTATTTCTGGAAGTGACACTTTGAATCTGACTGGTTCATCTTTGAAGTATGATTTCAATGATAGGGCTTTGCATTTCTTGGACACTGACATTTCTAATCCATGCAGACTTCAACATGATGCAGTGACATCATCAAGCAACACTTGGTTTGTCAAGATTAAAGACTTCAATGAACATGGGAATGAACCAACAACCTTGAACAACATCATGTTCATTGGTGATGTGACTGGATTCACTGATGGGTACATGCTTAGAATCACAAGCACTGGAACACTTCAATTGACATCATTCACTGATTCATCATCTATTCAAACCATTGCAATCACAGACCCAGATGGATTGAAAAGAAAAGAACCATTTGTGTTTGCTATTCAATTAGTTGATTTGACATCTGTGAAAATCATCATTGAAGGTGGTCAAACATTCACACTTTCAACTGATTTCAAACTATACAATGAAATTTGGGGAATAGGTTCACCAGACAATGCATATGATTGTGACTTCAAGATGTCTGAACTTATATGGACAAAAGGAATCACATCACAACAAGACACAAGTGATGTAATTGAATGGTTAAAATATAGATGATGAAATCAAAGCAAGCTTTTGAGAAATTCGGTGCAAACATTGTCAGACTTGCAAGAATCAATCTTGGTGCAAAAAGGTCTATTGATGGAAAGAAGCGAGTGACAAACAATTCTGGTGACTTGTCAAAATCACTTGAATTCAAGGTTGTCCAGAAAAGGTCTTCAAAAGGTAGATTCACAACTGGATATTCTGTTGAAATACTTTCTGACTTAATATATGCACCATTCATTGAACAAGGTGTGAAGGGTTCTGAATCAACACCAATTGGTGCTTCAAAGTCACCATTCCAATTCAAAGGAAAAAACATTCCAACTGATGTTGTCATGGGCTGGATAAAATCAAAACCAATAAGGTTGAAAGATGCCACAACTGGTTCATTCAAGAAAGCAACACCAAGTGCATTGAAAGGACTTGCATATGTAATAGGAAGAAAGATTGCAACACAAGGAATCACACCAAGACACTATGTCAAGGATGCTTCTGAAATGGCAATTGCAAATCATGGTTCTGAACTAAGTGTTGCAATGGCTGAAGAAATGATTGTGGAAATTTTTAAACAAAAATAAAATGGCTCTATTTTTAGGCATAAACAATGAAGGTTTGAACATAAGTTCTGGAATCAACCTTGCAAGTATATTCACTGGCACAACTGGTGTGTTCAAATTCAGATACTTGATTGAATTGACATACAATCTTGACAATGGTGATAGTATAACACCAGAAACAAAGACAATATCATTCACACAACAACAGACACAATCTGGTGAAGCAATAATCAATTTGTCACAGATATATCAATCAATTGTGACACCAACAATTGTTGCACCAAAAAAAGGGTTGTTTGAATCATCTGGTTATTCAGTTGAATACAAAAGTATTCACAACCTTCCAACAATTGTTGATGGGACTTATAGAAGAAATTTTGCATGGGGAATCATTGAAGATTCTATTGGAATGGAAGCGTTCAGAGGAAATGCAAATGTGATGACTTTGAAGTTCTATGAAAGCTATGCAACAACATCTGATGGAATTCCAGTCAAAGATGCTTCAACAGAAAAAGAAAGAACAATCTTCATGATGTGGGGTCGTGGTCAAGAAGATGAAGGTGTCATCATTGATTTTGATGACTACAAACTGGATGCATTCGGAAAGAAATTTCTTTCATCAAATTACAATCAAACTGCCACAAACAAATATGAAGTGAATATTGGATTGAATGAATATCACACAATTTCTTTTTTCAATAGATGTGCAATCAATGTGAATGCAGAACCATTTGAAATCTGGGTCAGATACTTTGATTCAAGTTCAGTTGAACTTGGTGAGTTAACAATTGAAAACAACACTTCATCTGGTGGTGCTTATTATTCAACTGCATCAGATGGTGAAGATGAATCATTCTTCTTGTTTGCTGGAATAGGACTTGAAAATTTACAGAAATTGAATCTGTCACAAGCTGAATATACTGGAACACTTCCAGATGATGTTTCTGGTGGTCGGTCTGCAATTGCATCATATAGGGTATATGTAAGAAATTCAAGTG